GAACCACTTGAACCACTTGAACCACTGGTTCCAGCAGAACCGCTAGTACCATTTGAGCCAGAAACACCACTTGAACCACTAGTTCCACTCGTACCGCCAGATCCAGAAGTTCCTGTTGAACCACTTGTTCCTGAAGATCCAGATGGTCCTTGAACACCTTCAATTTTACTAATTAATATTCTACTACCTGGATAATTTGTATCTACATTAATATCTTGAGTAGTAGAATCGTTATGCCAAACATAAATTTCTATATAATCATTATTCTCTAAACGCAATGTTGAACTAAAATTAGTTACAGGAATATTATTATTCGCTGGTATACTATTATAAGAATATCTTCCTTGAAAAGAACTTAAATTACCATTTTTAACTATGAAAACAGCTCTTGAACTACCAGCAGTACCACCAGATTCCCAACTTATATATCCATCAATATTTATTATAAATGATGAGCCTGATGTATTCGTAAATCTATCTGTACCATTAAATGTTAAACCCGTTGTTCCTTGAGAATTTGCAGTGTCTGAAGTATTCCAATCTACTTTTGTATTTGTAGAAGAACTTATTGTTTGTATTGTATTGCTGTATCTTGCAATAGTATTAGCTTCTGTTGGTGTTCCGCTTGTTCCACTTGATCCACTAGTTCCACTAGTTCCACTAGTTCCAGAAGTGCCACTTGAACCTGATGTTCCAGAAGTTCCACTAACAGGTTCAATTACAATACCACGAAAAGTTAAAACATTTGCTGTAGTCGATGAAAGAGCAAATAATATTGGTTTAGAAATTTGTCCATTTGTTGTAGGTTCAGTACCCGTGAAAGCTCCAGCAACTGTAGGAGATAGGAAATAAATTTTTCCAGGAGTCAAACCTGTTAATCCTGTTATTAAACCATCGTAAACCACATCAAATGTATTTGTTGTTGTTGATTGTACAACACCTACGACTTCAGCATTTGCCGCGCTATCTGCTTGTGCTAAATACCATGTTGTTCCATCAAACCTTACAACATCTCCGATATTAAATGTATGTGAAGCTTGAGTAAAAGTATCTACTAAAGAAGTTCCTGTACCCCCTCCGGTAACTATTTGTCTTTTTATTATGTTATCTTCAATTACTAAAGAATACAAACCTGTCGATACAGTCGTTGATGGCAATTCGGAAAAAACTAAATTATTAGAACCACTATAGTATAATGTACTATTTGTTATGCTATCTTCACCATTAAATTTTGCCAAATAACCACTAGTCCCCGATCCTTCAATCAAATTTAAATCATAAACACCAGAAATAGTATTTAATATCCCAGAAGATGTAAATAAAAACGCATCAGAATAATCTGTGTAAATATTTTGATTTACGATACCTCTTACTTCTACTCTATAATTATCTGCATTATTAAAAGGAATAAAATAATAAGGCTCAAAATCAGATACAACAATAGAAGTATTTGGAGATTGAAAATCAAATCTTTCAGCTATTAAAATACCAGATGCATTTTCAATATATTTTATACCAGATCCTGTTTCTATTATTGTGTTATAATAATAATCAGAAGTATATGAGCCAATTAATGTAGAATCATTACTATAAATTGTTCCTGAACCTGTTGATCCTGTATTATAAATTGAGAAATTATTAGTACCAGTATCAAAAAAATATGTTAAAAATAATTTCTTACTATTTAAAGATCCTGAAGGCAAAGTTATAGAAAATAAATCATCGATAACATCATCGGCATAAATTCCAGAAGGAAAAGAACCTTTACTGTCAACGATAATTGTATGCTCTTTCCATTGGATACCGCTTGCTCCAGATGGACTAAAAATAGATTCAAAAGAATATCCAGAGTAAAATGGATTTATATTTTCCTGAATATTACTCAATAAATTTTCACCAGTCCCCTGAACAATGTAAGATATATTTTCAATTTTTGGAGAGTTTAAATAATATATATCTGATACATTTTTGTCTCCACTTCTTGTAACATGAATCTCATAATCTAAAGGAATATTAGAAAAATTAGGAGACCATTTAACAAACAACCTTTTATCAAAAACTTTTAAATTTGAATCATAATCAATATAAACAGCACCAGTTAAATTAACAGGTTTAGCATCATATTGTGTTGCATCAATATTGTTTAATTTTATTTGACCAATTAAATATGATGATCCTGTATTGTAATAATCTTGAGAAGTTAAATTATAAAATAATTTATCTACACGATCATTATTAATAAAAATACTAGAGCCAACTTCTGACGTTACAGAATCATATTTTCTTGACCCATCAATATCAAAAGAACTTTCTAAAGTTATTGATTTTAAATACTCTTTTTCAGTTACTGAATAATTAACAAAAAGTCCATTAGATATTACAGGCGATACGCTAGAAAAAACAGAAATCGGAAAAGATAATGCAAAAAACGCTTGAGATGTTTTACCATCTATTGTGTAAGATGTTATTTTAATTCTACAATCGCGCAAATAATTTTCATCACCATAATATAAATTTGAAAAACCGTATAGTATTGATGTGTCAAAACTTATAAATGGATTTTTAAGATTTTCAGCGAGTCTATTAACAACGATATTATTTTTATCTAATAAATCAACATCAAAATATCCAAAATTTGAATCTTCAAATCTATATATTTCGTTATTTTTAGGATCCAATACTTGCCAAGAAAATGTTATATTTGATGAATTTACTATAACTTTTGAACCTATTATTAAAGCATAATTAGGATAATCAGGATCAAAAGAAGGATCAAAACCATAATCTTGCTGATTAGTTATATCAGTAGATGTTATACTGCAATTAAGATTAACTATCTTAAATGGCTTAGGACTTGATATTTGATCGTTTGTAAACATTAGATGAATGAATCATTGGTTCCAAGTGGATATATTCTTAAAAACTCATTAGTATTTTGTTTATCAAATGAAGGTACAGCTATTGTATATATATTTTGATCGTTACTGTTAGCATGCCATTTAAATGAAACTTTTTTAGAGTTTAAAACATATTCTATCAACAATCCTTTAACTGCACTAGGATTGATGTCCAAATCATTAGAATATGTCAATATAGCTTCTAAAATCTTATTCACATTTATAGTATTTACACTAAATAAAGTTGATATTTGCGAATCACTGAAATCTATACCACTCATTATATAGTCATATTTTGTAGAATATGAGAAATTGTTAGTCGATGAACAAATCAAACCATCACCAAAAACAATCTTTACTGTATCTGTCTGCTTACTTAAAAGGGCTGGAACGATATCTCTAGGTATTGTTACTAATTGATTATTAGATTCAGTAGAATAAATAGTATTTGCTGATAAATTATCTCTATTATCAACATAAGAAAATTTATTTTTTACATATTCAACCGCAGTTATGTCATACTCTACAGGGTTACTTTCTTTTATACCTAAAATTCTGTATTGTTGAAAAAATTCAGTAGTAGTATTAGTATTACTTTTTTCATAAATCCATAATGTTGATGGACTTATTGAATAAGAATTTTCTAAAGCTTCATCACTTTCATCTGTTTTTAATGTTATTTTAGTTCTAAAGTTACCTTCTGAACCTACTGATAAAACTTTAAATGTGTATATATAAGTTGTCGATAAGTTAGATATTTGAGTGTCTGATATTGTGGTTTGCAATTGTGTTTTAGTTAAATCATTTAATTCATCAACAGATATTGATTTCTTTGGTACTATAAAACTTATACTATCATTAACTTTTATAAAATCATATTTACTATCTAATATGATTTCATTATTATCATTGACATCTACTACTCTTCCTCCATATCTTTTAGATAATTTTAAAGTATCACTAACATTAATTATATCGCCCGGATTTAACAACATAGCTTCTGGACCAGCTTGAAATGTTATCAAATCTTGCTCAATTTGATTTGTTACCAAAAACCATTCTCCAATTCTTTTAGCTTGAGATCTTGAAGTTATTCCAAATCCCAATAATTCTTTTTCAACGTAACCATATCTTTTAATATTTAATTTATCTTCTACATATACAGTTTTATCTTTGTATCCTTCAGAAGCGTCAGAATATACTATTTTAACGACTGTATATCTTGTATCTTTAGATGAACCGGAATAAGAAAAAACACCATTTTTAACATTTGAATTATTAAAAAAATATGACGGTTCTTTAGGTCTATCATTATCTAATTTTAAATAATCATTTGACCAATAAATTAAACCTCTAAAAACTGATGCGAAGTTATTAATCAAATTTATTATGTCTGTTTCTGAATTGATAAATAAATTAGATGTAAATCTTGGTTCTACAATATCTAAATAGCCATCGAACTTCTGCGCAGCACTTCCACTAGTTTTTACATATTCATTGATTTCATCTTTAGAAAACACTTCTTGACTCAAAATATAATTTTTAAAATTTGGAAGTGACTGTGAATTAACGTTTATTAATTCACTTAGTATCAAAGCTAATGCTTGATTCGATGTTTTAACAGCATCTTTCTTAGAGAGAACATAATCTCTCACTTCAGCAAATTCAGAGCAAACTTTATGCAAACCAAAATCATTAAATAATTCAACAAAAACAGAACTTTTGTTAGAATTAAAATAAAAGCTTTTTATTCTTTTTCTATAACTTCTGATCACTGTTTCGGTTTGACCTGTTAGAGAAGTTGTATTAAATTTTAAATTTGTTAAACATAATAAACCACCAACTTGCAAAGATGCAGATGGAATATCAGTACCATTTAATGTAATCCAATTATTTCTTGAATCCAATCCTAGAGCAGCAACATTTAACATTGGATATTTTGTATTATTAAAAGTTGGCACTAATTCATCGCAATATTTACCAATCTGATATATTGACCATTTATCAACTAAACTTTCTGGTACATTAAATTTACCAACTCCATATCTATAATTTGTTACCAGATCATATAAAATCCATGCAGGATTATCAGTCCATCTTAATTTAGCATCAAATTCACCACTCCAAAAACCATTATAAGTTTTAGCATCAGCATCATAATTTTCTGGAACTTTTATTTGTAATAATTTTAAATTAAAAGATCTAGAAGGTAATTGAGAAAAACCTCTTGCATCTAAGCTAATAGTATAATAAGCGGAACTCGGATATTTAAAATTATTATCTATAATTTCAGTTATCGATCCTATTCCTAAGTTGAGTTGCGTTTTTGTGTCCCTAATATCAGGAGCATTACTTAGATTATATATTTTAACAAAAGGTTGAGCAGCTTTATTAAAGTCTTTAATATTTAAAACGATATCAAACTGATAGGGCGAACTAGCTATTCCATAAACTTTATGATAAATATAATAATTAAAATCAGGATTTTGTTTGAATCCTAATTGTATACCAAAATGAGCATAATTATTATCCATGTCACCTTCGTTTATTGTATACAATGTATTTATTTTTAGAGTAATTATAAGAAAATCTGTGTTTTCATCTTTGACTTGATGATAAACACCAAAACATTCTTCAAAAATAGAAGGGGTAAATATTCCATCAATATTGACAGAATAATTTATTTTATCCTTTGCATAATTTTCTATGCTTGATCCATTTTTTTTAGTTAAATATGTGTTATGAGTATAATAGTTTCCAACAAAAGGATCAGCAGATCCTTCGTTCAAGTGTTTCAAGATTTTATTAGCATTTAAATTATATAAAGCTTTATTATAATCATATGTAGTTCCAATACAATATGGCGAAAATAAGCCATCAGATTCACTTGCAATCGTAGATGACATAGAACTCTGAAATTCAGACCCAACTTTGCCAAAAACATTTACTCTACTATAATTTAAGGTATTATTGACAGAATTTTTTACAGGATAATCATTAAGGTATAAACCTTTAAGATTTTCTTCATTATTTTGAGCATTATCAAATAATGTTAAATCATTACCTAAATCATCAAATAATCCAAAAATTGGACCTTCACATATTAAATCGTGCAAAAAAATTCTTGAAGCAGATTGTAGTTTAAATTCTTTTTTATTAGAATTTATATTAGGACATAAAGTTCCTTTTGTCTGAAAATAATTTACGATTAAACCACCAGCTTGATTAACTTCGTAAAATGGTAAAATACTACTCGGATTATCATCTGTTGAAGAAGTTGAAGTGGAATTAGCAGCTATATTTTTTAATTTAGCTTGATTAATGCCATATTCTGTTAAAAGTGTTGAAGTTAAAGGCATAATTTTTACCAGACTTTTTGCTGTATTGTTGGATTGTTACCTACCCCACCAACGAAACCAATTGATGTACCTGCCGCATTCGCAGGATTCGTTGGTTCATAATCAAAATTTATTCCATAACTACTTACAACAGAACTAGCAACTCTTAGCTTACCATAACCTATAGGAATAGGTGTATTTCTAGCAGCTATATTAGTTTTACTACTTAATATAAAAGATGATGTTTTTACTTGTTTTGGATCTTTTGGAGCCAATAGCTTAGAAACTAAAAAGCTTATTCCAAAAGATAGTATTGAAATTAATAATACATTTACTGTAAATGCTATTGCTGCTGCTGATATACCAGTTGCAGCAGCGGCAGCTACAATTGATGCAGTAGTAGCTGTAACAAATGCACTAAAAACTTGAACTGGTATTAATTCAATCTTATTGCAATTTCTGATATCATCATTAATTGTACTTAAATCTGTAATAATTTTATCATCAATTACTACCAAAATAGAATCAAATATATCACTATATCTTTTTAATTTATTACCTAATTTAGGAAAATTTACAATCAAACACTTTATAATATCATCAAAATTACTAGCTTTGACTGTTAAGCTTCCACATGCCAGCTTCTTCAAAATACCATGTAGTAATAATTTTTTCATTTTTAATATTTACACCAGAAAAGATGTTATATTTTAAACTATATATAATAATAGGAATATCGAAATTTTTAATAAAAAAGATATCATTTTCAGAAGGGTCTGCTGAAAAAAGATGGCTATGAAAAGTAAAACTTATATCATCTGGTTTGCATAAATGATTATAAAATATCTTATCTGGTACAAAATTAATGAGATCTTTTCTTATAGATTCGCAAAAAATTATTTCAGAATAATTTTTTACTAAACCTCCTGATTCATAAGGATATTTATCTAAACAATAGTTTTTTATTGCATTAAAAATATTAGACTGAATATTCAAAAGGTCTAGTTCCTGGAAATGCTCCATAAGGCAATCCCTTTCCATGGTTTTGCCAACGTAATTTACAAGCTTTTAAATTTTTAGCGCAGCTATCTTTGACCCAATATTCTGGCGATAATTTTGGATCTTTTATTCCATCATTAGCACCACTATAAGTTTTAATACAAACATAAAAAGAATACGAAATACTATCTTCTGAAAATTGTGTTGATTGACCAAAGAAATCATAGTTTATTGAATCTATATATTTGACAAAATCACCAGCAGTATAAGTTTCTACTCCTGGATTGTATACTCCTCTATTTTTTATTCGTGTTAAATTATATCCATATGGTGAATAAAATTCCTTATTATTTTCGTCAGCAATAGGAATACCTTCATTATTTCTATTATTCCATAAATCTACACTGTTTTCTAATATTGGTGTTGTATTATTGGCAACATAAAACTTTTGACCACCTACTGGATCCCAAGGTATTTTACCATAATTACAACCACAACCACGATACTTCCAGCTACATATATTGTCTGAAATTTTTCTATTTGGTAAACTTTGATTTTCCAAATCAATAGGACTGCTAAGATCAAATTCAATATAAAATTTATTTTCCTGACTTTTTCTATTAATTATATAATTATCTTCGTAAAAAGTTTGACCATATCCTAGTACAGCATTTCTTTTTTTTCTATATCCAAAAAAAGGATTTACTTGATCAGAAAAATTTGCATCATCTAAATTTCTAACGAAAACTTTTATACGTTTTAATTTAGAATTTATCAAATCATTTTTATTTTTTATATTATCAGTTATAAAACCATCTACATTTGCCACTCGCAGAGTTGGTCTATTTTGTTTACCATCTGCTGAAAATTCAAATCCACTAAAATCAACTGGCATAGGTATATAAGTGTTTCCTCTAAAAATAATACTATTAGTAAAATTTTTTCCCGCATGAAATCTGAATATACCAGTTGTTTCATCGATATAAACCTCAAATAAATCGACAAAAGAATCAGGATTTAAGTTTATTAATGATGTTGATGAAATTATGTCAGACATAACTATATTATAAATTTATTTACTTTTCCAAATATATTTGGTCTATCTACTTGAGAATAGTAGATATCTTTATCGTTCTGAATCTCAGTAGAACCGAACATAGCTTTCTCTTTATACTTTTTTATCAAATAATCAACTATAATTCTCTGTGGATTACCAGTATTTAAATCTTGTATATTTCTATAGGATAATATTTCATATAATTTATGAGAAAAATATGGTCTAAAATTATTGACATCATATCTATAAGCTCCACTGCCAAGTGTTATCAAATAATTTTTAGGATCTACAAGCATAGATTTATGCAACTGTTGCATTACAAAATTAGATTTATAATATCCATGAAAATATTTATAATAAGAATTATACTGGTAAAAACCATTAAACATTATAGAAAATTTATTTTTTCTTATCAGTTGTGGAACTCCAGTATATTGAGATTTTAAATATTGCCTATCGCCTATTCTGTCAAAATTAAAATTAGGATCACCAGTATCTCCATTATTAACGATGTTATATTGTAAAGAATTTGGATCAGCAAAGCTTATATTTTTAAGAAAACTATTTTTAAACCATGTAAATTTATTTTTATAATCTATAATACTATTGTTAGTTTTCGATCTTTTATATTTAAAACGAAAACCATCTAAACCAACTGAAGAATATGATTCTCTTAATGATGAAACGTCTGGTGTAGTATTTGTATCTGTATAAGCTGTTGAAATACAATGAGAAAATGCTGTACCATTAATAATTGACCATTGATATATTTGATAAATTGTTACAAACGAACCAATAGGAAAAGATATTGAAACGCCTCTTCTATTTTCCTTATTAAAATGAAACGAAAGACTTCCTGTACCAGAATTATAAGAAGTTACTGTTCCAAATATATAATTAGAATCGTTTGTTATGTCTCCAATAATTATTATGTCTCCACTTGCAAAAGCTTTTGCAGTTTCAATTGTTATAGTAACTGATGTACTTGTTTGATTTTGAGGTATAGGATCAGAAACTATGTAGGAAATATAATTATCGTTTACATCTATTTCACTAACAAAAACATTTAATAAATTCGTTGTATCTGTTGATGCATTGTTAACATTTTTAGTTAAAAATTTAGTACAAGTATTTCCAGAAGACGATCCATTCAAATCAAAATAATATTTATTTAAACCAAGCTCAGTATCTAAAATTGTTTCAATTTGTTCTGTGCCATTAGTCCTAACAGTAAAATCAGCAACAGTTGATCCATTATTATATAAATTTGCAGTTGTAGCTACACCAGAGTAAAGATTAGCAAATTTTAATTGTTCAGAAGAAGCATAAATATTTATATCAGATGTTGGATTTATATATCCGATATTCACCTGAGATTTATTACTTGAATTTTCAATTATTTTAATAGCATGACCACAATCATTTTCATCTTTTATTTCTTTAGTATAAAAACGATCACCTAGATCTGTTTGAACATCTAAAGCTGAATTAGGAGTGCCAACTCCTTCTTTAAACTCTATTAATGGTTTATAACTTTTTTCTCCTAAATTACCTCCTTTTCCTCCGAACAATTCCAACATTTGCGTTTTTGCTGGTAATTTCGTTATCGCATTTGCTTCTAAATTAGGAAGATTATTATCGTATAACGAAACAAGTTTTAAAGAACTAAGAAATGACATATTATGAGCCTCCTATCGTTGAATATGATCCTTGACCATATTCAATTATACACTTTAAATTATAACCATCAGATTTATTCAAAATAGAAGCATTATCAACAAAAGTAATGGCATTTATACCAGTGCCTTTTCCAAAACCAGCACCAGCACCGCCAAATATTTGATATGCATCTGGAGTTCTAGTCGTATCAAAAAATTGATATAATATAGAAGATCCCTTTGTTGTAGTAGTATTGTTATTTATTATAATATTACTACTATTAAAATAAGTATTCTTAAATGTATTATATTTATTATTATCTATATATGAAGCATTTGAATCAAAATCAGTTTTTAGCTTTGCGTACTTATTATTAAATGATGGACCATAATCTACAATATCGGATAACAATATATTATCTCCAGCGCCACCACCGGCCCCGAATATAGTATCGTAATCCTTGTTTATATTTATTGTTCCACTACAATTAATATAAAACGCATTTCTGCCAGAATATATAGGATTATTTACATCTTTTGTTTTATAGGTATTTCCACCTTTTCCAATTATTTTACTATTAGTGAAATTTAATTCAACGCCAGATGGCATTACGGAATAATTTCCTGTTATTATAAAAACTCCTGTATTAAATACATCAATATCAACATTAGTAGTTAAAGGACCATAATAAACATTATTGAAATTTATTTTAATTCCTGAATACAAACTGAATGCTGCTCCAAATCTAGCATTTGCTTCTATATATTTATATAAATCAAAATAATTATCTTGAGTATTATCTACATTAAATGTTTCTACTACACCATCAATTCTTATACTTGGAGGATTTATTCCAAAATTAGAAAGATTATTTAAAGTCAAACCTGAAATAACCTGTGGATTAGTTATGCTATCTGTTATTCTGTTGACTCCAGATGCAAATACATAATTACCATAATTTTCACCTAAATAATTTGTGTTTAATCCACTAACTCTTACATAATAATCAGTACTTAATGATAAACCGCTAAAATTAATATCAAAATATGTTGAACCTGGTGTTCCTATATTATACAGATCACTAGTTTCATCAATGCTTACGTTTATATATGATCCAGTAAATTGATTTGTTATAAAAGTTCCGCTTGTAGACGTTAATCGTCCAGAAAAATTATTAAAATAATATCCTGATTCAGGAATTGTAAATCTAGTTTTTAAACATAATTGATTTGTTTTAAAATCATAATAAGGACTTGCAATACAAGATTTTAATCCACTCAAAAATGGTGTAGTTATAGTTTCACCAACATCAAAAAATTTTCCAGAATAATATAACGACAAATCATTATTTGCTATAATTCCATTATTTTCTTTTTCTTGAACGAATTGATATAATCCAGTATATTTAAACGAACTTGTCGCAAAAGCGCCTTCATTCTCTACATTAATATCGCAATCAATATTATAATTAGCATAACCTCCAGCCGGTGCTGTTTGTATTGAAGATTCATTATCCAATTGATGAACAAATGATACATCTACATTTGGTGAATCTGCTGGTTTAAATTGATCGGCACTTATTGTATATGTAACAGGTTTATTTTCATTATTTTTTATCTTTACAAGCTGTCTCTTTGAAAAACCTATTGGAACAAATCCGAAATCAATTGCACTAGGATCTACAACGCTATCGAAAATAGAATCAGTAATATAATTAAATTTTGATTCAACTATTCTTGCTTTTATGCTGTGATTATCAGCAAAATTATATGTATGACTCCATTCTGGACAAAAAAACGCTCTCGTTCCAGTATATGGAGGAAACATATCATATTCAAAAAGATCTAGACCATTATGATTTTCTAAAAAGTGCAAAATAGCTTTTGCTTCTTTATCTGATCTATTATTAAAACTTAATTGTAAATCAAAGAAATTTGGATTTAAACCAACCGTTTGATTTAAATAAAAGTTACCTAAATCGTTTTTATACATTAAAGAATCAAAAGCAAGAGTTTCAACAAGGTCAGGTGAAAAATAAAATTTCTGCGTCCAGTTGTTATTAGGACTATCAGAATATGGACTTATATTTTTAGATGGCGTGTCACCAGTGTAGTAAAAGAAACCTTCTGAACTTCTATTAGATTTATATTCAAAAACATAATCATGTTTATTATATGTCTGAGTATCATAATAAAAATTTTGAGAACTCTTAAATGGAATTAATTTTTCTTTCCATGATGTCAAAGAAATAAATGGCGACTCAACTTCTACAGTAACATTATTGAAATCAACATTTTCAAAATCATTGTTTACATTTTTCAAATAAAAAGGTCGAGATTTTTCATGAGGATAAAATAAACTTATATCAACAGGCTTCATACCTTGACCAAAAGCCAAATTATCTTTAGTAAAATAATTCTGATAAAAATGATTTATTGCACGGGCTTCATTATCAGATATTCCTTGAAAATTCAATGTCGCTTTTACCTGAATTACGTTTTCACTCTTTCCAAGAATATATTTATAATTATCTTGGAACATATTTTCATAATAATTTGCTGAAAATTCTATTGATGAACCATAAGTAGGAACAAAGAAAAAATTCTGAACCCACCAACCATATTGATCTGAAGCCGCTCCACTAGGTATATTTAATATACTATCAGGTCTAGTCCAAAAGACATTTTTGCCAGAAGTTGTATAGATAGGATTTTTTAAATAATAATAACCTGTTCTCTCGGAAGTTGGATTTACAACTGTTTGTGTTATTGGTGGCGGATTTGTATTATCTGTATAAGTACCAGGATTAATTCCTGTATAATATACTATTTCATATTGATTGAATGCAATTCCCGTTTCATAATACGGGATATTTGGCATTAATATTCTATAATCGTTTATAGCTTTCATTTTAATTATTACCTACTCCGTACCAAAATTTTGTTCCAAGATCTATTATATAGGGTTTTTCTATGGTTCCATTACCAACAGAAGGAGAATTGATTTCTCCCCAAACTTCTGAATATGTTTTTTCAACAGTTCTTACAGGTAAATTTTCAGGACCAGTTGGCGCTGTAAAAGTAAATTCGAAAAAATTATTTGAAATATTATTATTATATATCTTGCCAAGATGAAATTCATTTTTAAATGCTTTATTGACTTTAAATGTAAGAACTAAAGCATCATTTTTAGTATAGTAAAATCCATTAGCATCTTCTTTTCTTAACAATTCTACTTCTTTACCTTGAAGAGTGGTTCTCTCAACATTAAAATAATAGTTATATAAAATTTGTGGATTACTATTATCTGCATCTGTAAATCTTCCTTTAAATAATGGAAAAGAAGAAGCTATAGTCACATAATTATTTCCTTTTATATTTGGACCAACAGAATAAAAATCAAAATCAACTAAAATTATGTACCAAAAATATTCATCTTTGTCCACTTCTTGCGTTGGAGTTATTTCACTGCCTATTTGTGGATCATCTTGTTTTGGCTTTTGATTATCAACTTCTTCTTTTATTTCTGTTGTTGTTGGTGTATTTGGAGGATTAATAGTATTATTTGTAGGAGGACTTATAATATTAGGATTACTAACTTCCATCGGAATAGTAACTACTGAACGCTTTCTATTTAATGATTGTGTCATTTTTATTTTACTCAATCCATAATTATCTTCTCCAATTTCATAACTTTGATCGATAATTATTCCAGTCAATTGAACAGTATCATATACACTTAAATCTGTACTATCTCTTAAAGTAGCAGAAAATTGAGCAGTATTACCATGTATATCTAAATATCCATCAATATTATTAGTCGATAAAGAAAATTCAGCATTCGCTTCTTTCATTGCAACTCTTGTAGGAAAAGTATCGCCTACTCTAAGGATTGGAACTCTTTCTACTGAAAATTGATAATCAAAATCTGTAACAATAAAATCAAACGGATTCTCAGAAAATGAAGACCTGTTATCTGTTAATATGTAACTAGAAGTTCCATTTAAAGTTTTTAAACCTGATGTAAAAAGCTCTTTAGAATTAGCAATACTTCTTGAAACATTGTTTGGTCCAAAAGCGTTTATAACAATAGGATCTGTATTCATAGCTTTTATACCATGATAAAAAACAAAATCAGCTTTTACTGGAATCGGCTCAAAAGGTCTTACTGAAAAACTTAAATTAGTTAAATAACAATCTGGAATAACAATAGTATTAAATGCAATCTTAATTGGCGATTCATTTTGATTTTCTAATCTAAAATAACTTGGTAAAGCACCAGTTAAAAAGAAATTTAATCCAACAGTTCCTTGTATAGGCCCACTAGGTGAATAATATAATATATTACCATATATATCTTTTACGGGTACTGTATTAGCACTCAATTGCAAACTAACACTATTTGCTGGAAAAAGCTTATCGTTTACGAGTACTTGATTTTCTTCAAATGTAAGAAAATTTGCCATTTTATTGAGATATATAAGTACCAGCTTCGCTATTTGTATCTGATTCTATAAAATAACTTACTATAGTGTTTAAATTCTTTGCGCCATATAATGGAGTTATTGCTGGACTAGCGGCTCCAGTAACCGCATACGCAACCCAACCTATATTATCAAATTTATTAAAATCTAAAGATGATGTTGATCCATAAAATTTTTCACCATCAGTTGTATTTGATCTGCGAGCTTGTAAATTTAAAAATCCTTGACCAGTTATCAAACCAGAAACATATGCATATGTACCAAAAGTTATATCACTTGGATTTTTATAGATATTATTTGCAGCATCCCAAATTTGAAAGAAATTTCTAGGTCCAATTGCAGTACCAGATACATAAGTATTGCCACCAACATTAGTTAATTGTAAATCAGCAAATCTATTAAATACCAAATATCCAGTTCCATCAGCAATTCCACTATTCAATTGACAAGTAAAATCAACACCTTGTACACTACCTTTTAATTGACACAATGAATGGTATGCTAGACTACCTGTTGTTTGATAGTTATAATTTATATTATCTAAATTTAAATAAACAGGTGCATATGTATCAGTACAACTAGAACGATGAACTTGTATAAATTTACCTTGGCAGAAACTATTATTAGTGCTATAATATCTATCAATATCTAAATCACCTTTATCAGATAAAGTAGCTATATTTCGTGATGAATTGTAAGAATTAGATGTATTTCCTGTTTGCCAAAAATATTGTCCTACATCGCCAGCATCACTATAATTATTATCGCCAACAAATTTATAACCAACTATTAAATTATTATTAGTTCCAGAAGAATATGTTGTAAAAATTTCATTAAATGCGCTGCCAGCTTCTGAATTAATCTGATATTTGATTATCATTGTTTCACCAGCAGACTGATATCTTCTATGTAAAGTATTACTTCCCGAAACATCAATATAATAAGATGGATCAACATTTATCCCTACTCTTCCATTGAATAAGTCAAAAATTATTGGATCTAAAGAACTAACTGCACCTGCTGATTTATTTCTACCCCAGTATAATTGACTATTTGATGGATCAAATGTTGCAGAAGCTGTTGTAGTTGAACCAATTTTTCTCCAAAATATATTTGGATTAGTAACATCTTCTACTAATAATGTTTTATATGTTGTTCCATCTGTTGTATCGTTTGTAACCATCAATCTTGCATCTGGAGATCTATCATCATTATTACCAATTCTTGTTAATGCATTATCATGATCAATAAATACTGCACCACTTAAACCAACAAATGTTCCGCTTGTAATGCTAACATCTTGATGATAATTTATATATAAATTTTTATCGCTCTGGATTCCACTGAAATTAAAATCAATATCATTGCTACTCGTATTATCATCAAAAGACATACGCAAACCTGTTTTTGCAAAAAATTGTAAACTAACTCCAGATTCAACACCGCTCATCGAATACTGACTACCATCAGTAATTAATATATCACCATCATTTTCTATATTTATTGAGGGTTGATAAATATTGTTAGAATTACCACTTATAAAAAATTTACCATTTGGAATATTACCTACATACCAAGGAATCGTTGAATCATAAAATTTTAAATATCCTGTATATCCACTAGTAGGCTCAATTGTTAAAATTGTATTTTGACCAGTATAACCACTTATATGCAAAATAGAATTCGGCACAAATGAAGATCCGCCGCCGATTCCAACATATCTATTGTTTGCTGGTATTCTAATTACTGGTAAAGCATAATCAGATACACCGATTTGCATCGTATTACTTCCAGTGGATTTTAGAAAATAAAAATTACTTTGAAAATCATCAAACGTAATAATCTCTGTATCTCCAGCAGCATTAGATTTTATCAAAACGTCCAAAGACGAAATAGTACTGGATGATGGTAAGTCTGATATTTTATCGCCCATATTATTAATTACACCTTTATTATATTAAAAATTATTCTAAATAATTTCCAACATATGATGGATATATTTTATTTAGATATGTTAAATAAGTTAATTTCACTGTAGTAACATCATCAACTGTACTAGTAACTTGTTCAGATATTAATCTTGTATTCGAACTACTAAAATTAAATATTGACTGAGAATTTGGATCAATATCATTCTTTTTTAATATTAAAATAGGAACACCAGCTTCTGTTGTTATTGTAGTTCCATTTTCAGTGGTCATTTCAGCATCCTCATAAACAATTCCATGAACATTAATAGAAAAGCTATCAAAAGAATTACTAAAAAAAGAATCTGATTGACGCTTAGTTTCATAATCATCAACTTCCATTGTTATATTTGTAGTTACCTCGATAGGCCATTTAGTTTTTATTTGAAATGGAGAAGTTGAATTAACACGCCAGATTTCATGTTTATTTATTTGTGTGGATAAATCAAAACTTGTAACTCTATTAGTTGAACTACCACGACAAACTATATTAATTGTACTTGGAAGAGGAACTTTTAATGGCGCATCTTTTTTATATCCTAATGCATTCAATGATGATGGATCGTCCAACATAGATGCATTTGATGAATCGATATACAAACCGCTACCAATATCTCCATAAACTGTTATTCCATAATTGGCTACAGGTGGCTCACCATAATTTACAGAATAAGAGTACGAATTTAAACTTCCTTGATTAAAACCAAAAACTTTGTCACCATAATTAATAGAACCTCTTATAAATGAGTCTACACCTGTATACATACGCATAAAATCATTAGCAACCATAGTTCTTGTTATAGAAAAATCTCCTTGAGGTATTGCGGCAACAACATTTTTAATAACTCCTTGACCCATAATATTTATGGGCTTAACAGTAAGTGAATAAGATCCGTCTACTTCAGTAACGTAATCTAATTTACGCCCACCGATATAAACGCTTTGATCGTATTGTGCTTGTGAAAATTTCATTATCGTTTTTTAGTTGAATCTAATAAACCACCTGTTCTTTGTTCATTAGTGATTACATCTAATACAACTGATTTAATTCTATTACTTAATTCTTTAGCATTGCCCTCTGTACCGCTTCCAGTATTATCAGATTCTTCACCATCTGATTTACCATTTGTAGCATTAACTGTAATATTGATCGCAATATTACTATTAGAAGAATTAGATGTATTTGAAGGAGACATCATATCAGATTGAACGGGACCACCATCTTGAAATCTTGCGATTCCAGCGTTGATTCTATTCAATCCACCAACACCATATTTTCTTACAGCTTTACTATTAACAACGTATTCGCCACCACTTAAATAAGCTGGTATGCTATCAGTTAAACGAGATCCATATGGTAAAAATCCACCTTGGTTAAGTCCAATAATACCACCCTCTTGACGACCTCCACGAATTCTTACATTAGGAACTCTTGGTTTAAAATTACTCATATTTCTAGTGAAATTAGAGGCAGAACCTAAATTACTAAAATTAGCATTTACTTGTGTACCATATTCTGGAAATAATGAATTATATGGAGTTGTTGTTCCTTGTACATTGTAATTTGGTTTACCTCCAAACATACTTCCAGGTTTAACTGAAATTCCTGATGCTGCAAATCTACTAGCAGAAATATCATTGAATGTAGACTTAGTTATAGGAGAAGATCCAAAACTTGATTTATTAATCACGGATCCATCTCCTAATGTTACAGAACCCCCGCTATTTATTAATTTTTTAGCATCACTAAAGCTTGTAACTTGAGTAGTTGTTTTACCATCAGCCATTGTGCCAGTTGCTCCTTTTAGATTTGCAGAAGCTGCTGAACTTTCTCTCGCAGCACTAACTGCTGATGAAATACCCATAGATATACCAGTTGTTATCAATGTTCCTAAAAATTGATTTAATAAAGCCTTTCTTTCTGCGCGTTTCTTTTCTTTAGCGGCTTCTTCTTCTCTTATTTTATCCATATAGTTTTGGAACTCTGGACTCTGTTCTCTTCCAAACATGCTTAATCTTTCAAATGCCGCGCCAGCATCTGCACTTGCAGACATCGTACCGGGGTCTCCACCTGTTGCAAAACGAGGAAATGCATTAAAATTCATATTATCAATTGCTTTTGGACCTCCCAAAGCTCTTACAGCATTTCTATTTAATACATATTCGCCATCCTCAAGCAACGCTGGATTTTTATCTCCAGTTCTTCCACCGCTGATATACATTCCCTTTTGAGCGCGAATAATACCACCTCTTTGTTTAAAATTAGGTTCAACACCAGCGGCTGGTTGACCAAATGAAAATGCACTGCCAACGCTACCGACTATATTATTAGCAATATTACGCAACATCATTCCTTGAATTTCTCTCAAGAAAGAAGCAGCAACTCCCATCAAAGCTGATTCAAGATCATCAGCTTTGTTAAGAGCAGCATCCATAGCTCCAACCAAACCATCTCTGAAAAGACCTGGAATTTTTTCTCCAAAATCTTTTCTGAAAGTTTCTCTTTCTTGATTTATAGTATTAAATCCAGCACTTAAACCAACAGAAAAAGACTTAGCATCACGAAGTCTTCTTCTGTCTTCTTCATTTCTTATTTTTAATAATTCTGTTTCTTCTTTAACTTTAATATTTATATCTCTGTGAATAGTTTCAAGATCTTTCAAAGTATTAACTTCATCTTGATACATTGGATCTAGTTTATCTAAGCCAGCAAGATATTCTTTTTGATATTTTATTAATTCAGGCAAACTTTCTAATGTTAATTTATCTGCATCTTTTTTATTTGCAAAATAAGAATTTTTCATTCTAGCTGCTATTCCAGCGCTTAAAGGAGATCCACTTGCTTCTAATTTTCTTATTTCATTATTAATTCTATTAATTGCAGCTTCAGCAACTTTTCTCGCATTTTCTATATCTGATCTAGTTTGTAACTCTAATGATTTTTTACTTTCTTGCTCTCTATATCTAATTTGCAATTCTGATTGTTGTTGCATAGGCATATTATAAAAATTAGGTTGATAATTTAAATAACTTTGACTTTTTGCTTGATCAATTTTAAATTGACTTTCTTGTTCTCGCAAAATTGTTTCTCTTTGAGATGCATACCTAGCAGAACTAGCGGCAGCATTAGCTTCAAAGATTGCCAATTCTTTTCTAATTCTTTGTTGACGAGCGTTTTCTTCAAGAATTTTAGTTTCTCTTTGTAAATTTGCAGATCTTTCTTCTTCAGCAAATTTTTGCGCTCTTAATAGTTCTTTGAATTTATTTATAGTATCTTCAGTTACATTCTGATTAACAATAGATTCAAAAAATGATTGATATTCTTGAACGCCAGCATTTTTATTAGCCGTCAATGTTTCTAATCTAGCCATTATATCAGGACTAGCTCCGAAAACAGGAGTATTGCGAATTTGTTCAGCAAAGGTTTTAGAAAATTCAAAATTAGCTTTACGAGTTTCTCTATCGAAAGAATTTTGTAAAAATGATTTTTTATCTTTTAATTCAGACTCTACAAATTGTGCTGGAGTTAATAATCCTTCAATTAATACATTATTAAATGTTGATTTTAATTCATCGAATTTATCTTTAAATTCTTCGGCAGCTAAATTTCTCTTTAATTCAATATTTGTTTCACTTAAAAAGTTTTCTATAGCTGTATATATACTTGTGGCTGATCTTTGAACATTTAGAGTTCCAGCGCCTTTTTTAATATCTTGTTTTGCAGATATCATATTACCAAATCTTTCGTTCAAAAATCTTATCGCTTTATAATCTTGACCTGCCGAACTTTCACCTAAAATTTTATCATAAAAACTTGGATCAAAAGTGGTTTTAAAATCTTCAAAAAGTTTAATTTGTTGTTTTGGATCTAAAGATTTAACTATATCAGATTGTTTCAAAAGAGTTTGTATTATACCTCCTTTTTCAAATAAAGTCGCTCTTTCATCTCTATTACTAGCCTTAATAAGAATAGCACCAATTTTTTTAAAGCTATCATCAATTGTAGCTAACTCAGCAATTGTTTGCATAGCTCTTTCGACATCATACTCTGTTCTATCAGATGCTCCTAATATAGATAAACTCATTACTTTTTGTCGTTTTTCATTTCTTTGTTCAAATTGTTCAAATAAATTTTGTACTTCTACACTAGTACCTGTAGGACTAATTTGATTTCTTAAAGCAGATGGAATCTTTAATAAAAATTTCTGTCTCTCTTTTTCTGTTTTTAATTGTTCTTTTGGAGATAAACCACCTTGTTCAAGTTTCTTTAATGAATTTAAATATCCTTGAACAGCATCTTCTTGTTCCTTGTCTCTTTGTATAAAATCTCCAACAACTTTATTAAAATCTTCTACTTTATCTTTTGCAGAAGTCATGGCTCCTGAAAATCCTACTATTGCACCTATAGCCGCACCAGCCGCAGTTCCAATTCCTGGTAAAACCATACTACCAATAAAAGCTCCAGTACTTGCACCAGTTAATGTTGCACTTGCACCTGTTGATGCTAGTCTTTCTGCATATCCCATTTGAGATCTATCTCTACCTCTTGCGACTATAGATTCTAATTGCCCAGCAATCATTGGAACCGCAATTTGAAAAGCAGGATTATTTACTACATTTGTTAATTTATTATTTAAACTTTGAAAACGACTTGGTTGTGTTGGTTGTGTTATATTATTTGGATTTATTGCTACTCTACTAGATGATGCTGTAGGCATTGCTCTAGGCGTATTAGCTGCCGCTTGAGCAGTTGCCTGTGCAGCAGCTTTTTGTTGAGCAACAGCATTTTGTTGTAAAGCTTTAACTAAAGCATTATTAGCATCATTAACTATAGATGCTGACTTAGTACTTTGTTGTAAAACCAATGCATTAGTTTGAACTGTATTAACTAAAATCTGTTGTTGTTGAGATGTTAATTTCGTATTTCTAGTTAATTCACTCAATGCCTTATTCATATCAACAAACAATTTTTGTTCATTTGTTCCTAATCCCGTAAAAGGAATTCCAAAAGTTTGTTTAGCATTTACAGTAGCAAAATTAGGAATATAACCACTACTCATCAATCCAGCAGCTTCTTGATTACGCATTGAATCATTTAAAGCATTTTTTAAACCGCCATGATCAGATATTGCTGAAGCAAAATTTGGTTGATCACTATTTCTAATAAATGGAAAAGGTCCAGTTGTGGTATCAAGAATAGCATTCTTGCCACTCATGTTTTCTTCAAGACTCATTACTGATTGTTTGTATGCAAAATTAGGAATAAAACCTTTATTCAAACCAAACATTCCTTGATCGTTAGGATAAGTTTTAGCAAACTCAGTGGCTAATTTAGCAAACGTATTTGGATCATTTAAATTTAAATTTCTTTTCTTAGCTGTTTCTATTAACCAATTTTTTTGAAAAGAGTTTCTACCTTTAATAAAATTAAAATTAGGTATAAAACCTGAAGACATTTTATTTTCTAATTGAGACTTTTTAAATTGATAAGCGTATTGAAGAGACCAAACAGGATCATTTTCTGGAGGCCATGTAGATTTATTTTTTGATAAATCTTGCGGATTCATTGGGAACTCATAACTACCATTATTAAATGCTGGATCTAAAAACCAATGCTTCATTGGCAATTTTTTATTTTTTACATCACCTTTTCTTAATTTTCTGTAACCGTCCCAAATTCTTCTAGCTTTATCACTAACTGTAAATCTATCGGATGTCAACCACGCTCCTTTTTTTGATACTTCAGCTAATACCGCATCATATAAAGAAATACCAAATCCAGAACCAGGAATGCTTACGCTAGAAGATCCAACTGAATATAAATCTGTAGTTTCAGGAACAAGAAAAGCCTTAACTCCACCTGTTAATTTTTTACCTTTTACTTCTGAACCTTTACTATAAAAAGATTCAACCGCATCTTTACCGCTGTTTATTTTAATTTTTGGATTAGCAAAATTAGGAATAAAACCTCCAGCAGCATTCATTCTCAAAAAGTTAGGATCTTTAACATATCTTTCTAGTAACATATTTGTTTCTGCCGATAATTCTTTTACAAAATTAGGAGTATTCTTCAACATTTGAGAATAACTTGTTCCAGCTAATTGAATAAAATTTTTACCAAATTCAGATGGCAATTGATTTTCATGTCCTGGCTCATTAAAAATCATAATCGCTTCTTTTATTTTAGCCGCTTGTTCAGGATTAGTTTTAAGAACTCTATTATATTTATCGGTCATGTGTTTAGCAACTGAACCGCCCGATAAATTAATTTTTGGAAAACCTTTATAATCAACACCAATTATTCCAGCTTTTTGTAAAAAACCTGCATCAAAAGCGGTTTGATCACGAATCGCTCCAGATTGTAATGCGCTACCTGTAACTAATTCACCAAATATATTTGATTGATTTACTAATTGTAATGCTCTTCTTCCAAAAGCTTCGTATAATGGACCAAAAATATTAGGATCACCCTGTTTATCGGCGTTTTTGGCAGTGCTTCTGAATTGAGTTTGTCTAAATGTATCTACATCACTAGCTTTAGAGATGCCTAATGTAGGTTGAATATTATCATAAGCTGGATTAGCAAATTTTTTGAACCAAGGAATTCTCATTGCGCTAGTAGGAGGAGCAAAATTAGGAATGAAACCTTGAGATTTTTGAGCAACAGCGTGAATAACTGTACCTAATTTAGCAGAAATTACATCTTTTTCTTTATTTCTTTTGAATGAATTTGGAGATGTTTTTGCATAACCTCTTAAAAATTTTTCTAATATAACCTCATCAGAAACATCGTTTTTCCTAACTTTTGTTTCTACAAAAGAAACCCTATTTGCAATAATCTTGCTAAAATCAGGTCCAATTTGATTGATCAGTTTACTATGTTTACTAAATATTTTTGCAGTATCATTTTCTGCAAATCCTCCAGCAATTTTATTTAAATGTTTTTTTGCATCTGTAGTATCTGGTTCTTCAAAGTATTTTTTTTCTAAAGCTTGAGCGTATCCTCCAGTTACATTTTTTAAATATTTATTTGCATTTTCTAAACCACCATTTGCCCCTTGTGTTTTATAAATTTTCAAAGCATTGTTAAAAGCATAAGCCGCTTTCAATCGATATTCATCATATGTGTATGGCAATTTGAACATTTTTATTAATCCTTGATCATCATATTTATCATAATATGTTTGATTATCAACTCGATCTCCTACATCATAAAGATTATTTAAACTTTCCTTTCCTAACGATTTAATGCTTTTTTCTGCAAAATTAGGAATAAATCCACTAGCCATATATGGATCAATACCTGTTCTATTTATAGCATTTTGTCTATGTTTGCGACCAGCTTTTGAATTAGCAGGAGGATTTATAAAAGGTTGAGCAAAACCAGAAACATATTTTACTTCTTCCGCAGAATTCATGTATGTATTAGCACCAACTGATCTTGGAGCTTTTACAACTTTGCCCGATTTATAACCACCCATTGCTGCACCCATTCTTTCAGACATTTCAGCAAAAGCTGGAATATGACCACCAGCTTTGATTCTTGGTCCAACTTGTATACCTCTACTTCCAACAGTAACATTTTGAGCAGCTAATAATGGTGCTAATTGTTGAGCGATTTGTAATTGTTGTTGATATTGAGCGGTTTGTAATTTAGCGTAATTTAATATTGTTGCTGCTTGAGTAGCCGCATTGCCTTGCTGACCTTGCAAAGCTAAAGATAAATTTGATTGCGTTTGTAATATTGCAATAATTGATTTTTCAATATTAGCTCTTTTTTGAGCTTCAGTTGTTAAACCTAAAATTGCTGGCAAAGCTTTTGTAGCATCTTCAAAAGTATTTTTAGCAACTTTAGCAATAACTGCAAATGTAACTGCTAAACCTGGACCAGCAATTACATTTCTTATTCCTTTTAATAAACCATTAGCAAAAATTGAACCTGGACCTTCGCCTTCTAATGTATCATTTATATATTTTACTGCATCATTAATTGGTGAAACAATAGCTTCAAATAATGGAGCAAAAGTTACTTTACCAATATTATTAGCTAATTGTTGCAAACCAACTCCTGTCTGTGCTGCCAATGCTGATAAAGTTTTATTTAATTTCTGATTAGCTATATCAGCTTCGTTTGAAGCTTGTGCGCCTCTTTCAAGAGCTTTTGAATATGTGCTTTGAACACCAGTTAAATCTGTAATTATTCCTTTAAGAATGTTTACTTGATAAACACCAGCAACTTGTTCTGATAATTGTGCGCGTTGAGCATCAGCTAAATCATTATATTTATTTGCGAAATTCTGCAATATTTGCACTGCTGGTAAAATATTACCTTGGACATCACGAACAATTATGTTAAATTTTTCTAATTGATCAAGTGTTTCAGTTCTTTGTAAACGAGTAAAAATAGTTTTTAATGCGTTACCAATTACTGCTCCACCTCTTGCTGTATTTTGTTGAGCAGTTGTAACTAAAGCATTTAATTCATCGAAATCAACGCCAGCTTCTTGAGCAGCTTGACCTGTTCTAGATAATGCTTCGGTCAAGTCCGCTGCTGAAACAGCGAAATCTTGTTCAACCGCTGCTAATTTATTTACAACCTGAGTTGTTGTTAATCCAGCTTTAGAAAAACCGTTGATAGTTGCTGTTAGATCTTCTACAGCTTTTGTTGAACTTATTCCTGTAAGACGAACTAATGTTAATGCATCAGCAGTTCTTTTTAGAGTTTCTTCTGTATCTAAACCTTGACGGGAAAACTCTAGCGCAGCTTTACTAGCATCATTAAATGATGAAGCTGTTTGTTTTGAAACATTGAATAATTCCGAAGAAAATTTTTGCAAACCCGACGTAGATAAGTTAAGTACACGATTAATATCTGTTAATGATTTTTCAACTTCTATTGTTACATTTGCAATCTCTTTAAAAGCTTTAGTAACACCACCTAAAACAGCAGTTGAAGCGCCGAATGCTAATACGCGAGCATTAGAAGCTTTAAGCGCAGACTCAAAATCAGCAAGATCACTCGTAATTCTTCCCAATGGCTGAGAAAAATTTCTTGAATTGATCTGTAAATTTAATTGATTTTGTCCCGCATATCTAGCGTTAAAAGCCGCAACTCCTTGAGCTATGCTTTGAGCTAATGCTGTTTGACTGGCTTGAACATTAATCTGTACAGACATATATCCAATATTTACACATAAAATTAGGTCGCTCCCATTAATTTCATCAAATCATTCATATCTAAACTGCCGCCTTTTTTCTTCGCCTCCTCAGAAAGACTCAAAGCTTTTCTATCTCCCTTATCCATATTAATGTATTTATAATCTTCTTTAGTTGCACCAACAATTGACTGAGCTTGATTGTCTTTGTCTTTTATTCTTTCTTTAGCCTTTTCATTTGCATTGATGTAATCAATAAGTTTATCTGGATCTTTTCTTATATTATCTGGGATCTTATCATTAGTTGATAATATATTTTTAAAATATCTGGCATATAAAATTAAACGCAATTGATTATATGTTAAATTTATAATAGGTTTGCCATAAAAGTGAATAGGATCTTCACAATAAGGCATATAATAAGTAAAAAAATCTTCTAAAACCATCCTTTGAATACGAGAATCGGTAAATTCGTTTAAAGTTTTATTATATAAATTTATTAAATAAGATAAATCATCAGATGAAATTTCATCAAAATCATCATCATTATAATATAAAATTTTTAATTCAGAATCTTTAAACAATGTGAATTTAAGAAATTCTTCTGTTACTCTTTGCTCCGCATAATTTTCGCATGTATTACCTAAATAAGAACTCCGTTTATTCTTTAAATCATTTAGTTTAGTAACTGACTCATTAATTTGTTTATTCAATACATCAATTTGTGACTTTAAATATGTATTTTTTTTCTGTTCATTTATTTTTAGCAAAAAAACTTCTTCTTGTTTTATTGCGCTTTCATCTTTTTCTGTCCAATAACCTTCTTCTTTCAAATTAATCAAAGCTTCTTCAACTGTAGGTATACCTCTTTTTTTAGCTTCTTCGATGTATTCGCTTTTATACTCATCGAGTAATACTTGATCTGAAACGCTTATATGTTTGAAATAAAATTTGCCAAGATTACAACTAATTAAAGTATAACCTTGGCAAATATCTCTGAAATTCTTCTTATAAATTAAAGAAGTATCCATTATTGACCAGCTAAAATCTTATCGAATTCTTCCTTATCTACCTTACCAGTGAAGAACCAGAAACTAATAATACTAGCCAACTTATTGTATGCTTTAGAGTAAATTTCATCATCTTTATCCTCTAAAGAAAATAATACTTCTTCTTTCTCTTCGAATGTTTTTCCTGGAAAAATAGGTACATAATCTGTGTGATTCTTGCTTGAGTCCTTGTAAAAACTCAATGTTAAAACATACCATAGAATTGATTTATTTTGAGCTTTTGTATCTGCTGTATGATTAAAAAGATTTAAATAACTCGTTTCTCTTTCTACAATGGTTCTTCTAATTTCAATTAGATCAGATTGTTTTTCATTTATGAGTTGTTTGTCTTCTTCAGTACGTTCAGATTCAGGCTTGAGATTAAGATTAGCTAATTCTACTTGCAAACCATAGTATTTTTCATAATTAGAATTTAATTCAGTAGAATCTTTTTCATTAACTAAACCACCAGTATCGCTATACTTATTAAGCAACATCGTCTTTGTTAAGATTCCCTGCTTAATACACTTACTCATTTCTATTGAATATACCATTTCAGCCTCTTGCACTTGTTTTCGATTCGGCAATTTAATTGCAATTTCTACTGGAATAGTCTTTTCAACCATCTCAGTAATAGTTCGCTCTTTTTCTACACCATTTTCATCGGTATACTTTTCTTGCCTTTTCTCAGAAATTTTTGCGACCTTTTCGATATTAAATGTGTAAATGTACTTAGACATATTTATAATATTGTATTTTTAATGTGTTTAAATTCTAATTATGGGAACTAGTTTATTAACTTCTACTGAAAAAGCAGCTTTGGCGGCTGTTTTTGATGATATACATGAAACTTTTGCCCGTGAAATAACTGTTTTTAAAGAAGCTTCAACAGTTGTTATCATAACAGACCCTAATTATAATCCGTTGTATAAAACTGCTGGTCAAACTACTTCAGTTATAAATACACCTGTTTATAAGACATTTAAAGCAAGAATTCAATATCAAGATGACGTTGGTAAAAAATATTGGAGTGAACAAGGTCTTAATTCTCAAATAAAACTAGAAGCTGTAGTTGGAACTGTTAGATTAAAAATAGATCAAGTTGCTTATGATTATGTTAAAGACGCTCGTCGTTTCGATGTTGATGGCAAGAGATATGTTTTGAATTCAACATTTAGACCTCACGGTTTATTTGATATACAATATTATACATTATATCTCAAACCCGATCCCTAAAAATGACAAAACTTGATTCGTCAGAATTACAACAAATTGCCGAACAATTAGTAAAAGAAAATAATTATATAAAATATGTTTATACAGAACTTCAAAAAGAAATTGAAAAAATTAAAGAAGAAATTCTTGAAGAATTTGAAAACCATCCTATCACTCAAGAAATAAAAGGAGGTATCGAAGCTTCGAATATTTCTAATACCTTGAATGGCATAACTAATTTATATTCTTTTATAGGTTTTGAAAATGGCGATAGACCACTAGATCCTATTCGCGAAGAATTAAAAAAAATAAAATTAAAATATACTATAAATAATAAAGGAGAATTAGTTTTTAACGTTGAATTTCCTACAGCCAAAGATATTTTCAAAGTGACCCCTATGCCTTGGGCCACAGGAAGAAGTTGGGCGCAAGGAATTGAAATAGGAATATCTGGATTAGGATATTATATTAAAAAAGTTAAAAATAGTAGATCTGGATTAGGCGTACAATCTGAAACACAAGTAAGATCTGGAGCAAGATTCAAAAATACAAAATATATATCTCAATTAATTAATTCATATACAAAAAAAATTCAAAATTTATCTAAGAATACAACGTTATGATTCCAGCATTTTCACATAATATAACCAACAGTTTTTTTCTATGGTTTGATAATAATTTAATGAGAAAAGCAGATGCATATAAAAATTATACTACAAAATTATATAACTATAGCGATGCCAGACTTGGTGATAATAAAGTAGTTTACGGTAGTCCATACAAACAATGGGTTTATGATAAAAGTATAACTGGCGCAGTTATTCCAACTGGTTTTACAATTGATGGCGCATTTATACCAACTGGCACAAGCGGAATGTTCATTGATTTTGAAAACGGTAGAATCATTTTTAATAGTGGTGTATCTACGAATTTAAATATAACTGGAACATACGGAGTTAAAGAAATAAATTCATATATAACAGATCAACCAGAAGATAATCTTATAATTGAAGGTAAATATGTAACTAACAGTAGGTTTACTGTCACAGAAACTTATGTCGCACCTTATAATCCAGTAGTGCCTTGCGCTTTTATTTCTATTGAAAATATTGACAACAATGGATTTGCTTTAGGAGGCGAAGACGAAACTAGAGTAAGAATGAAAGCTGTTGTATTTGCGGAAAATTTATATCAACTAGATGGTGTTTTAAGCGTATTCGCTGATACATACAATACTAATTTTAATATTATTCCAATGGTAAATCATCCTCTTGGAGAATACAATAATTTAAAAACAGGTTTATACCCAACAGGATACGATTATATAAACGTTAATAAACAATATAGTGATAATAAATGCTATATATATGATGTCACAACATCAAAAATAAAAGATGACGTTATAAAAGAGCTTAATCCAATTTTACATATAGGTTTTATAGATTGGAACATCGGCAACATAAGATACCCAAGATTATAATTTCACAAAATAACCCATACACTGTAAAAATAATTAACATTTTAACAAATAAAAAATTATGGCAAGAAATCGTGTAATTTACCAAAGTCAGGCTTTATATATAGCTCCAAATAGCACTGGTATTCAAACTAGTGGCTATGGCATGGCTGATCCAGTAACTGCCGCATACACAACTGGCGAATTAGCTAGTGGTATTGGTCTATTATATAAACTAGACAGAGTACAAAATTGTAATTTCAATTTTACAATTAATCGTCAAGACATCAACGAACTAGGTCAACTAGCTCGTATCGATAGTATCGTTAATGATACTCCTACAGTAGGTTTAGATTTCAGTTATTATATTACTGATGGTCTAAATGAAAGATTAATGGGATTCAATTTTTCTGGAAGATCTACTGGAGTAAATAATTTCCCTTTAGACACCCAATCTATTTCTGGAGCAAGCGCAATTTCTGGATTGATGGTTGATACTCAAGGTAATAATTATTATATTCTCACTGTTGATGAAGGTGAAGATGTAGTTAATGCAGACCTAGCTAGTAATAATAATTCTGTTATTGCTATAGGTAATGGTTTTATTACTGAATATAGTTTGGATGCTTCTGTTGGAAATATTCCAACTGCAAGTGTAACTGTTGAAGCTTTTAATATCAAGAGCGATGTAAATAAAACTCGACTACTTGATAATGGAACAACCGTTCTAACTGGAAGATCACCAGCAGTTGATTATAGTCAAACTCCAGCAACTCGTTTGACTGGTAATAATAGAGGATATATTATCAGTGGTGCTAATAATACAGCGGGAGTAAGCACAGTATCTGCTCTTCGTCCTGGTGATATTGTTTTGTCTCTACCAGTAAATGATGGATTCACTGAACTTGATGATGCATCTAATAGAGCGCACATTCAAAGTTTTGCTTTCACAATTCCTCTTACAAGAACAGTGCTACAAAGATTGGGTAATGTTTTTGGATTCGCTCGCGTACTAGAAGTTCCATTGAACATGGATGTAACAATTAATGCAGTAGTTAATGAACTTCAAGATGCTGATATATTTGATCAACTTTGCGGAACCGCTGATAAGAAAAACTTTATTGTTACTCTAAATCAATGTGCTGATGTAGGTGGCACAGTAACTCCTAAATTAGTTTATCAAATTAAAGGTGCTATTCTAAATTCTGAAAGTTATTCAACAGATATTGGTGGAAATCAAACTGTTGATTTGACTTATAACGTTCAAATTGGTGGCGCAAATGACACAAATAATGGTATATTTTTTAGCGGTTCTTATACAACTGGAGCCGCTATGACAAGTGGCGTATTGAATAACTATTATAAGCTTGGAACAGGTAAGAATTACTAAGATAACTGATCAACAAAAAACCCCAGTCGAAAGACTGGGGTTCTTTTTTT